GAGAATAACCATGGCAATATCAGCAGTAGCAGTAACAACAACCGATACTCTAGAAACTTTTAGAGTTGAATTTAATAATTTGGTGGCAGATGTTGCTAGTATTGAGCAAGTCGGTGCGTCCAACATAATTATCTCTGATGGTGGTAATATTGGTTCAGCATCAGATCAAGATGCTTTGTCAATTGCTGCTAATGGCGTAGTTACCTTCAGTCAAGCACCAGCTTTCACTACAGGATTATTGGTTTCTGATTTAGATATTGACGGTGCAACAGATATTAGTGCTGCAATTGTTGATGCTGACCTCTTCATTGTTGATGATGGTGCAAGTGGAACAAACAGAAAGACTGCCGCATCTAGAATTAAAACTTATATCGCAGATGTGACACTGACAACTGCGGCACAAACTGCTATCACTTCTGTTGGAACACTAACTGCATTACAAGTAGATAATATAAACATAAATGGTAATACCATCACTGCTTCCTCTGGAGCGGTGAACATCACTCCGGCTGGTGGTTCTGCAATCGTATTAGATGGCACAGTCAATGTGGATGCTGGTGTAGTCACTGGTGTTACAAGTCTTACCTCTAATAACATATTAATTGCTGATGCTGGAACGATTGGTTCTGCTTCTGATACTGATGCGATTGCGATTGCTGCAAATGGCGTAGTTACCTTCAGTGCTGGTATAGCAGGAACTCTTTCAACTGCCGCTCAAACTAATATCACTTCAGTAGGAACGCTGACTGCATTGACCGTTGATGATGTAGTAATAAATGGTAAGGTTCTAACCATAACAGGTGATACCAGTGATACCTTTACAATAACCTCTGGTGCTGCTGGTGCTACTACTCTTGCAACTACAGATGCTGCTTCTGATGATGGTCATATTACTTTAAATCCAGATGGTTATGTTCTATTAGACGGCACTGGGCAAGTCCATCTTAGGGCCAGCACGACCCAGTACGGTATTCTTTTCAACGATGGAAATAGTCTGAGAATAAGAAGCAGCATATCAGATGGTGATTTTATTTTACAAGGTAATGACGGTGGTTCTATAATTAATGCCCTGACACTTGACATGAGTGCTGCTGGTAATGCTACATTTAATAATGATGTTACAGTTGGCCAAAATATTAAAGGCAGTGGATATCTCTGGCTTACTGCCGATAGCCAGAAGCATTATTTTGGTGCCAACGCCGAAATCAGCGTAACTCATGTTCATGATGTTGGACTGACCCTTACCAATACAATCGCTGATACTGATAATACTCCAATTGTTTTCCAACTGAAATCTGAAGAAGATGCGATTGTTGCTGATGATGTTATTGCTTCTATTGAAATGGCAGCGGGTGACTCCGATGGAACTGATGGCGCTACAGTTGCTGCTGGTATTCACGCAATTGCAGAAGGAACATTCTCTGCCAGTGCTAACGCAACCAAGTTAGTATTCACCACTGGTGTTTCTGAAACCGCTGCGGCATCTGCAACTGCAAAGATGACACTAAGTTCAGCGGGTCTATTGACAATCGCTGATGACTTTGTAATCAAAGACGGTGGTACAATAGGTTCTGCATCATATCCCGGCGCACTGTTAATATCTGCCTCTGGTAATTTTACAGTTTATAAAGATATTTATGCCAGACAATCTGTGCGTCTTGCTGTTGATAGCAATGCGGTGCAATTCGGTGCTGATGGTGAAATCGACTTAATACACGTTCATAATGTTGGACTGACCCTTCGTAATTCAGTCGCTGATACTGATAATACTCCAATTGTTTTCCAACTGAAATCAGAGGAAGATATAATTACCGAAGATGATGTTATCGCTTCTATTGAAATGGCTGCTGGAGATGTTAGTGGAACAGATGCTGCCACGGTTGCTGCTGGTATTCATGCAATCGCAGAAGACACATTTACTGGTGGTGCTAATCCTACTACACTAAAATTTACTACTGGTGTTTCAGAATCGGCTGCAGCATCTGCTACTGCAAAAATGACGCTGAGTTCTGCTGGCCTTCTAACAATTGCTGATGACTTCATAATCAAAGATGGCGGAACTATTGGCTCAGCAACAACAGCTGGTGCAATAACCATAGCCTCTGGCGGTGGTGTTACGTTTAGTAATGCTGTTACGGCAGCAGCATTAACAGTTGATGATATCAATCTAAATACCAAAATAATCACCATGACAGGATCAACTAATGATACTGCCGTATTTACTGTTGGTACTAACGGGACATTAAGCATAGTAACAACAGATACTGCTGGTGCGGCGGCTAACATTCAAATTACTGCTGATGGTACTGCTGAACTTGCTGGTACAACTGTTACTTTAGATTCTTCTTCTACTATTGAAATAAATGCTGATGATGCTACAACCTTCTTTAAAGACGGAAGTACAGCAATTGCAGCAGTAGCAGGTACTCCTCAAGCTCCTGGTGTAATTCAAAATGCAGGATTTGTTCCTGTTGGTTCTATTCTTGCACATGGTAGTACTACTGTGCCTACAGGCTGGTTAGATGCTACTGCTGGAGCAGCTGTTTCTAGAACTACTTACTCTGTTTTATTTGCTGTATTAAGCACCGCTTATGGAGCAGGAGATGGCTCTACTACCTTTAATGTCCCTGCTTTAGGTGATAGAATGATTATGGGTAAAGGAACTAATAATGGTACTGTAGGCGCATCTTCTACAGGTGCATCAGCATCTTTTGTAGTTGCTACAGCATCTGGTAGTGCTGTTATTAATAAGACTACTACTACATTTGCTTCGTCTGCTAAAGATTCGGCAACGGCAGTAGGCTTAACTAATGCTACAGCAGGAGGACATACACATAACGTAACTATGCCAGCACAAGTATGTATGTACATTATTAAAGCATGAGTGAGTCAAGAGAGTTGGATCAAATTCAAAAAGAACTTGAAGTTCTTCATGAACGGTCTCAGAGCAATAAATTAAATATTGCCTCACACGAAGCAACTTGTGAAGAGCGTTATAATCGTATTCAACAAATGTTAATAGCTTCTCAAAAACAACATGACGAAATGCATAAAGAAATCCAAAGCTTAACAAGTTTAGCTACACAAGGACAATCTACTATTAAAACTCTTTTTTATGTAGGTACTTTTATGGTAGGGCTTATTGCTTTTATATATACATTTTTACAGATTTTTCCTAGATGAGCGACAAATTTTTCAAACTTAAAATTCAAAAAATATTAGATCGACTACCCATACCTATTACTTTTAATGACGCTCAATGGGCAATGGTTTATGGCTTAGAAGAAAATCGTTTTTGGGTACAAATAGCAGCACGTCGTACAGGTAAATCTTATGCTGCTTCTGTAATTGCTTTTGCAAAGCTTTTAGAACCTAGACAACAAGTAATGGTTGTTGCTCCTAATTTTTCTCTTTCTTCTATTATCTGGGACTATGTAACTGATTTAATTAAAAATTTAGGTATTGAAGTTGATAAGTTTAATCAAAAAGACAAAGTTGTTCGACTTATCAATGGTTCTGTATTTAGACTTCTTTCTGCTAATAATAGAGATTCTTTAATTGGTCGTGGAGCTAATTTATTAATTGTAGATGAAGCAGCTGTTATTCCAAATGACGAATATTTTGTACGAGATTTACGACCAGCACTTTCTACATTTAAAAATTCTCGTTGTTTATGGATTTCTACTCCTAGAGGAAAAGGTAACTACCTTTATAACTATTTTTTAAGAGGAGGTGATTCTGAATTTCCAGAATGGGGTAGTAACCTTTTCACTTGGGAAGCAAATCCATTATTATCAGTAAATGATGTAGAAGAAGCACGAAAAGCTATGTCTCGTGCTATGTTCGCCCAAGAATATGAATGTGAATGGACTACTACAGAAGATCAAGTTTATGACGCATTAAATGAAGAAACACATATTGGTGAATTTATTGGAGAAAGATTTATTGAAGTTATAGCAGGACTTGACGTAGGATATCGTGATGAAAATGTTTTTGTAGTAATAGGTACTAATGGTAAAGAATATTGGGTTATTGATGAATTTATATCTAAGGAATCTACTACTTCTGAATTAGCAGATAATATTAAAGAAAAAATAGATGAATGGAATATTGATAATATTTATATTGATTCAGCTGCTCAACAAGTAAAAGCAGATTTTGCTTATGACTATGATATCTATTGTGAAAATGCTATTAAATCTGTAAATGATGGTATAGCTTCTGTACAGGTATTAATAGAACAAGACAAATTATTTTTTGATGTTGAAGGTGCGGCACATACTTTTGCAGCAATGTCTTCTTATAAATGGAATCCAAACACAGAAAAACCAAAACCAATTCATGATTGGTGTTCTCACCCTTCTGATGCTGTACGTTATGCTATTTATACTCATCAGAAAATGAGTAATATATCAATCTATGCTTAGAATTATTATACTTAATTATAAAAGACCAGAGAATGTTAAACAAATTGTTTTATCTTTACAACCTATATTTCCTAAAATAACAATTATAAATAATAATCCAGAACATAAGTTACCTTATTGGGGCGGAGATATTGATGTTATTAATAATGAACGTAATTATTATTGTATGGAGCGCTGGGTTAGATGTTTTGAGTATGAAGAACCTTATAAATTAATTATTGATGATGATATTTTACCTTCACCAACTTTAATTAAAAATATGTTAAAATCTAAACTTCCTATTACAGGAATTTATGGAAAACGCGGAGTAAGTACTTCTAATAATTATAGTGAGTTGGATGATGTTTGGAGTACTGGAGAAGTAGATTTTATTGTAGGTTCTGTAATTTTAGTAAAACAATCTATATTAAATGAGATATATATAGACCTTGAAAAAACAGGCTATCCAGAAAGAGGTGATGATATAATTATAAGTTATTTACTTAAGCATAGATTGGGAATACCATTAAAATTATCTCCAGGTCGGTTTATGTTTTTACCAGAAGGAGACGTTGGTTTAAATAAAAATAATGAACATTTTATAAAAAGATGGAATATGATTCAAAAATTTCAAAATATTGGTTGGACAGATTAATGGGAAACAAATAAAATGGATGTACTAAAGAGATTTCCGATAAAATATGTTCGAGATTACATTAAAAAAGATTATAAAGTTAGAGATAAATGTTATATTTGTGGAGCTAAAGAC